GTAATATCTGAGCCGCAAGTCCCCTAGTAGTGCTGATCTCAAGCGTCATATATGCTTGCTCAAATACAGACCAATGCTGATGCTTCACACAATACTTAAGTAGTCCTGCTACTTTAGGATTCTCCTGATTGTTCGGGTTGCTCACCCTCGCTACGTACCCCATCATCTTCTCCGCTTCCGGAGTCACTGAAATCAATCTTACGTTCGACATAACCGAAACCTTTTCTCTTGTTAGTTTGTTTAATAAGTGCCTCCTTGAGAAGTTCATCCGCATATGCACCGACCAGGGTGTCAACACCTTGACCGCTACGTACAGCACTTTGTAATGCTTTTTTTAAGATACGTGATCTTTTCATATTATACCATAGTTTTTTTAATCTGGATACCCGTCATCATCATATGTACTAGAGTAATGAGCAGGGTCATCAAAATTTTCTTGAGTATTGTATGCAGTAGTGTCTGAATATATTTCAGACTCCAATACATTCAACAAAGATTTCAAATTTTTATAGATAAGTTTTAATTTTTCTCGGTCCATAAGAAACTCCGTTTCAATCTATCATAGCATAAAAAAAGAGGGGTGACAACCCCTCTCATTAGTACAAGTAGATCACTTACTGTATGTTTTACCACGATAACAGAATGTACCGTGTGTTTCTTTCGACTCGACACATCGTGTATTATACTCAACACCACGATATGTAGTGTGACTAATCTGTGCGTCGTGAAGTGCAGATACCTTTTCGATCTGCTTCTTGATCATTAGCAGTGTGTTCATTGTAGTTACTCCTAAAGTAGTTGGAATTTAATCCGTTCCTTTAGTCGTTTGCGTCCCATGGATAGCATTCAGGCGTTGATTCCTTCATAACCTCAATCAATTCCACCTTAAATTCAGGAGGAATATTCTCATTTGTTCTCATGCGAAACATAATTGTATCAGCTTGAGCACAAGTGAGGGTTGTATAGAATAGTATCTCTAGCATAGGATGAACGGCTCCGTTCCGCGACTTACTTGCGTCCGATCTCTCGGATGAACGATGGTATTATTATACCATAACTATTTAGAGGTGTCAATCATTTAGATTTTGTTTCTGCTTTGGATACATATCCGTACAGTTTGGGATTGATTCTACCTTCTGTTTGAGTAAAGTTTATAAAATCTTTTCTATAATTATCATAATAATGATCAAAGAGGTCTACTACTTTATTGCAGGTAGCAATATCAAATTTTGTTAGTCCCTCTTGAATATACTCTACTAGATATGCTGTGTAAGGTAATGACTTATCTTGTGCAAGACTTGGATCGCAATCTTGCTGAAGTATGTTAACACTTTTTGCCATTAAGATCTATTCCCCCATTCGATAGCAGGGAATGCTTCTTCAACACAAGCTCTGGTGAGACGGTACTTTTTGTTCAGTGCTTTATCTTTTGCAAGCACGAGAAGTTCCGCTTCCCCTCCAGATAATCCTTCAAGCATCTGGATGAACAGATTCTCTCTCTGCGACTGCTTGAGGGAACTGCTACCCCCCTTGAAGAACAGATAGAGTTTCCTGTACTCTTTCTCCAGCAAGGTGTGCTCTGTGCCCTCTGGGGCATCGTTTACGTTGTATGGTACTTCGCCTTCAGGAATAAGAGACTCAATACTCTCATCAAAATTAATGATAAGTAGAGATCTCAAAGCGTTAGTATTATTATCTAATAAGATTTTAATTTTTGCTGCCTTAGTCTTTGCGTTGCTCACTTTTTGGAGCACTTCACTGATTAACATTTTCATTTTGTTTGAATGGCGATGAACTACGAAAAAAGAATTCTTGCATCAAATCATTTAATTGATGCTCTTTAAAATACTCTAAAGGTATTTTCTTTCCAGAAATATTTATAGTGTTATATTCATGAAGAATTTGATCTTCTATCTCTTCTGGTACATAATCAAAATCAATAAGTCTCTGATTCCTATGATAATTACAAAGTTGCTGAACGTCTTCGCAAAATTGATCAGGTTTTTGTTCAATCCATTTAGCAAGTTTCTTCTGACTAATTGGTTTTTGTCTGACACCCTGAACAATGCAATCATCACTCGATAAAAAGTTAGGAATACCGTCAGACTTATCTCCTCGCATTACGTGCTCTTTAATATACTGGTGAGGATTTTCATGACTCACCGCACGTTTAGTAATAGGATTGTATTGTTTAATGCCAGGATACTTTTGCAATTGAATAAAATCTTTATCACCAGATAAGATAAGAACTTTATCTTTATCTTTTTTATTTCTGCATAGAGTAGCGATTACATCATCTGCTTCAGCACCGTGAACTTCAATAACTTTGTAGGGAAAGTACTCTCTAATTTCATCTCTGATTTTATTCAGAACTTCAAAAATACTACCCCAATCGTGACCAGATTTTTGCCTGTCTTTTTTACGGTTCTGTTTATAGTAGGGAAAGAAATCTTTCCTCCAATAGTGTCTACTGTCGTATGCAAGAACAACTTCTCCATACTCTGATGTATATTGCTTCTCATAAAAACAAAGACTGGTGAGAACCATATGCCTCACCAGATTTTCATTAAGAACATCACGTTTAATTTGTGCCATCAAGTTACTAATCATAACCTGATTCATATCAATAATAATCATCCTGTTCAGGGTCCTCCTCATCAACAAATTTCACAGCAAAAAGTTCTTCATTTATGTACTGCCCGTCTTCATCATACATTTCAGGATGGCTAGGAAGGTTTGCTCTTGTAGTCATAAAGGTATACAAGAAATCATTTGCCGTCCATCCAATTAAACCTCCAACAATCAAAAATAATAACATTAGAATTGTTGAGAATGTAAGAATTACTGCTACTGACATGGCGCTCTCCTTTAAGTTGTGCTCTCCCAAGTAAATTCAAATCTAAATTTGAATACCGTATTGCGAAGAGCGAATATTTTAGAAACTTTTAGTCCCTTGCTTTCGGGATTATCTTTCGCCCTCCTACGAAGCATCAACTCCACACCTTTATTTATTTGTAAATCATCATCTTTCATTTGTTTGATTTGACTAATCCTTTTTCAACAAAAAGTTTTACAGTAGCAACTAACCCACCAACAATAGGTTCACCATCAATAATAATGTACGGATATCCGTGTGCTAAAGGATATTTTTCAAGAAGTTCTTGTCTTGTTAAGTCTCTACCAACAGTGTATTGAGTATACTCAACTTTAGATCTTCTAAAAAGTTCTTTGGCGTGAGAGCAGTAGTCGCACCCAGGGATGCTGTACATGATAATTTCCATGTCGTTTCCTGATTTCATATGCAGTATAGCAGACCTGCTACTCGATGTCAAGGTTAAATGAAATAGATATGCGATCCTCCTCACTTGTATTTGGCAGCACATAATGAGGGATGCACGATGGGAAGATCATCATTTGACCTTCAACTGGGTTGACCTGCTGTGCATTTGGTCCGAGACAATAAGTATTCATTTCAAGTGGGTCAGTAAAATAAAAATCTCCACCATCTTCAGGACAGTTTACCCACAAAACACCAGACAACAAAGATCCTGGATGAACATGGACTTGATTAAATGCTCCAGGACCATTAACATTAACCCAAATGTTTTGAAGAACAATTGAATAGTTCTTCATCTCTGTAATGAGAGGGGTTCCTTTAGAATAATTTTGAAAGGTTTGATCAATCTGTATCCAAATTTTATCAAGGTAAGTAGTAAACTCTTGACCTTGACCATTCATATAAAAATTTCCTTTCGTTTGATACCCACCGTGATTACTCATCTTGACATTATTATTAATGTCATCTTTTTTATACTGGATGATCCAGTCAATCATATCTTGTCTGTATAAAAAATCTTCATCCGTTGAGATACTTATCTTAAGAGGAAAGAGAAATGCACTATCGTAAAGCATAAAAAAAGGTCCGTAGACCCTTATAATATCATAATTTCAATAGTCAGTCAACACAGTTTTACAGATTCGTTTACACGCCGCTTGATCGTCATTACACTCAATCAAACACTCATAATAATCATTAATAGCGATCATCTCTTCCTCCGCTTTGTCAACAGTATGTTCAAAGTGTCGCCACTCATTCATTTGAGCTCGGGATAGTATGTTGTGCATTTTTTCCTCCAAAGTATTGTTTAATCATAGCAAAGTTCAAAATTTTAGTTACATTTTGTACCCCCCAGCTCGCATAACTAATTATAAGGGATCCAACACATTTTAGTATCCGTATTATTACTCAACTTTTTTGATCATTTTTTTACCGGAAAAATTTTTACCAGTTTATTGATACTAAAGGTCAATTTTGGTATCAATAAATCTCTCCATTGATAATACCTTCACGGTTCTTTAGTTTCCATACAATGTAGTCTATAGTAGGGACACACTGGGGATTCCATCCAGCAAAAGTAGAGTGTTCTCCACTTGGAATCTGCCAACAGGGTGCATCATCATTCTCAAGGTCTAGTGACTCACGATATGCTTCGTCACCGAGTAGTACAAC